GATCCTACAGAGTACGAAGTATCTAAACACTTCGACAGCTGGGCACACTGGAAGAAGGTGCGTGAATCAGCTAGGATCAAACCTTTAGTTGATGAGTGGCGTGAAGAGTTAGAAGTTAAGTTACGATCCAAAGGTGTTAAAGGCGTCTACGCTAAAGCACAGGATGGTGACTACCAAGCTGCTAAGTGGTTAGCAGATAAGGGCTGGGTACCGACTGGTACTAAGAAGCGTGGTGCTCCTTCTAAAGAAGAGGTAGTATCTGAAGCTCGTAAGGCAGCTAAGGTTGTAGGGATCGTAGACTCACACTACGAACGTATGCAAAAGAAGAGTAGATAGTTATGTCATTAGAAACTGGACAACAGAAACGCGATGAGCTTAGACGAGCCGCAGAGGAAGATTTATTCTTCTTTGCTGAGCTGGTCAACCCTATGCGTTTGTATGGAGATATCCATAAAGAAGTTTTCCAATGGCTAAGCTCAGAAGATCCAACATTAAACCAGTTACTCCTATTAGCCAGGGGACATCAGAAGTCTCACTGCATGGCAGTATGGTGTGCATGGTGGATCACGAAACATCCTGAGACGACTATACTATACATCTCAGCTACCGCCGAGCTTGCTGAACAGCAGCTGGTAGCTATCAAGAATATTCTAGACTCAGATGTTTACAGAGAGTTCTGGCCTAACATGATCGATCCTGAAGAGGGTAGACGTTCTAAATGGTCAGCAACTAAGATCTCAGTAGATCATCCTAAGAGAAAGCTAGAAGGTGTACGAGATCCCACAGTCCGCACAGCCGGGTTAACAACTAACATCACAGGGCTACACGCAGAAGTAATCGTAGGGGATGACGTTGTTGTTCCTAGTAACGCTTACACTGCTGAAGGTAGACGCTTAGTAGCAGCAGCTATGTCACAGATCTCCTCTATCAAAGAGGCTGGTGGTTTAGTTAAATGTTGTGGTACTACTTACCATCCTAAGGATGTATACTCTGTCTGGAAAGATCAGATGATGTACCTCGTTAATGATGATGGTGAGATACTAGGTGAGAAGAATCTATGGGACATCTTAGAGAGACCTGTAGAGAAAGATGGTGTATTCATCTGGCCACGTACCCATCGTGGTGATGGTAAGTCTTTCGGATTTAACCACCAGGTGTTAGCCCAGATCAAAGCAGAATACTTAGATAGGGTGCAGTTCCATGCACAGTACTATCTAGATCCGAATGACCCAGAGTCTGAACGTATTAGTCGTAGTAACTTTCAATACTACAACCCTAAGTTCATACGTAGAGAAGGTGGTCGTTGGAGTTATAACGGAAGGCCTTTAAATCTATATGCAAGTATGGACTTCGCGTTCTCGTTAAGCAAGCAAGCTGACTATACGGCAATAGCTGTTATCGGTGTAGATGCCGATGGTATGATATACATACTGGATATTGATCGATTTAAAACTGACAAGATCTCAGAGTACTTCGAACACATCCTGCAACTACACACCCGTTGGGAGTTTCATAAGCTACGAGCAGAGGTTACAGTTGCCCAGGCAATCATTGTAAGAGATTTAAAAGATCGCTTCACCAAGGAAGGTCTATCATTATCCATTGATGAGTACCGACCTACACGTGGTAAAGAAGAACGTATCGCTGCTATATTAGAAACACGATATGAGAACCAATCAATCTGGCATTTCAAGGGTGGTTATATCCCAATGTTAGAGGAGGAGCTAGTACTAGCAAGACCTCCACACGATGACTTGAAAGATGCATTAGCATCAGCAGTGGAGATAGCAATACCTCCTAAGGCTCGTAAAGAGATGAAGGTCAATAAGAGTAACGTAATCTTCCACTCAAGATTTGGTGGTTGTGGTGCAGCAGGATAAACTATGACAGGCACAGTATATCAAACAGACAGTCTATCGGGTCCAGAATCAAAGGCAGATATGATCGCCACGATGTGGAACGATTGGAATAGTCAGAGACAAGAATGGGTCAGCGAGAAGAGAGAACTACGAAAGTTCTTATTCGCAACAGATACTAGTAAGACTAGTGTTGGTGGACTCCACTGGAAGAACAGTACGACTCTTCCCAAGCTTACACAGATTCGTGATAACCTACACGCTAATTATAAAGCAGCTATCTTCCCTAACGACAATTGGTTGAAGTGGGAAGGCTACAGCTTAGATGCTGAAGTAGCTGAGAAGAAAGGCGCTATCACTTCTTACATGCAAAACAAAACGCGTGAAAGTAATTACATCACTGTTGTTGATCAGTTGTTATACGACTACATCGACTATGGTAATGCATTTGTAGAAACTGTCTTCGTTAATGAAACAAAGATAGATCCAGAGACTGGCGACTTGATCCCACAATATGTAGGTCCTCGCGCAGTCCGTATACATCCTTTCGATATTGTATTCAACCCACTAGCTGACAGCTTCGAGAAATCTCCTAAGATCGTACGAAAACTAAAGAACTTAGGTGAGCTTAAGAAAGAAGCAGCGCAGCAACCAGGCAATAGTTCATTAGCTGAAGCAGTAGCTAAAGCAGAAGAGCTTCGCCGTATGTCTACATCTTCTTCTAAAGAAGACACAGATAAGTGGAATGATATACACGTAGATGGCTTTGGTTCATACACAGAGTATTTAAAGTCTGGTATGATTGAGATCCTAGAATTCGAGGGTGACTTCTTTAACACTGAAACTATGGAGCTAGAATCTGATCGAGTAATCACAATAGCAGATAGAGCGATAGTATTACGTGATGAGGTTATGCCTGGTTGGTTAGGATCTACTAAGGTTCATGTTGGATGGAGACGCCGTCCTGAGAACTTATGGGCAATGGGCCCACTAGATAATCTTGTAGGTATGCAGTACCGTATAGATCACCTAGAGAATCTCAAGGCTGACGTGTTTGACTTAATCGCCTACCCACCATTATTAATCCGTGGTGAAGTAGAAGACTTTATATGGGCACCTAATTCAGAGATCCATCTCGATGAGAATGGAAGTGTAGAATTCTTAGCCCCACCTGCCCAAGCATTAAACGCTGATAACCAGATCTCTCAACTAGAGATGCGGATGGAAGAGTATGCAGGCGCTCCTAAACAAGCTATGGGTATCCGTACTCCTGGTGAGAAGACAGCGTTTGAAGTACAGCAGCTACAGAATGCAGCAGGACGTATCTTCCAGAACAAAACGAATCACTTCGAAGTTAACCTACTAGAGAAGAACTTGAACCACATGTTAGAAGTTGCAAGACGTAACATGGATATGGTTGATACGATTCGAGTTATGGATGATGACCTTGGTGTTGTTCAGTTCATGAGCATCTCTAAGGATGATATCACAGCAGCTGGCAAGCTACGCCCAATCGGCTCACGCCACTTTGCGGCACAAGCCCAGTTGATACAGAACTTAACTAGTCTCTTCAATAGTCCAATAGGTCAGATGATTGCACCTAACGTGTCTAGCAAAGAACTTACTAAGTTAGTTGAGGACGCACTTCAACTAGAACGATTCAAACTATTCTCTGAGAACGCAGCTATGTTTGAACAAGCTGACAGACAGAGACTGTCTTCACAGATACAGGAACAGATGTTCGTTGAACAGAGTCAACCTGCACAGGTGGAACAGTAATGGATAGTAAGTGGACCGCTCACTTAAGCAAGACCCCAGAAGAGCAGGATAGTTTCCGTAGAGTTGTTAAAGGTTCTACTCCTGTGTTAAATAGATTAGTAGAGATCTTGACAAAGGATCTTGAACATTCCCAACGAGAGCAAAAGAAAATAGACCACTATGATAGTCCCAACTGGGCACTAACGCAAGTCGATTGCAATGCTACTCAAAGAACCCTTGAAAGAATCATTAGCCTTTGTAAGGTCTAAAGATCGGAGAGTTACATGACTGACCAGTCAGATATTTTATTAGGTACTGCAGCACCTGCTCCAGTTACCGAACCAGTAGTACAGGCGACCCCTATGACTACAAGCCCTGCAGAAGATTACTTGGAGCAACTAGCTACCATACGTAATGAAGACGGTCTGCAGAAGTACGCTTCTATTAAAGACGCACTAACTGGAACCGCTCACGCCCAGGAGTTTATCAAAACTCTTAAGGAAGAGAAGGCCGCCCTTGAACTAGAACGAGAAGCCCTCGTCGATGAATTGGCAAACCGTATGTCTGTAGAAGAAGCAATGTCGCAAATAGCCTCACCGAAACCACAAGAACAGACCGTTCCTACTGGCGTTGGTAGAGAAGACGTTTACTCAATAATGAAGGATTACGAACAATCTAAAGTTCGTGAGAGTAATCGGAAATCTGTAATTGATACCCTGGTTAATCACTGTGCAGGTGATTCAGATAAAGCATCAGAGATGATCGCTAACCGCTTAGCAGCTGTGGGCTTGTCCCGTACCCAGCTTAGCGACCTAGCTGAGACTTCTCCTAAAGCTGTGTTTGAACTGTTCGGAATTAACGGAAAGGGAACAAACTCAATGGCTGCGGCCACGAGTGGAACTATTAATACTGACGCTATTGCGTTGTCTAATAGCCATAGGGAACCGGCAAAACCTAAGCCTCTGCCAATTGGAGCAACACGTCAACACGTTGTTGATCAATGGCGTTCTGCAATTGCAGATGTTAATCATTAAATAAAACTTGGAATTAAAGGACAATAACTATGTCGTCTCAAAATACAACTAACAGTACTGCGTTTATTGAAGCGCAACAGTACTCTGCGTTTATCTTAAAAACTCTAGAGTTCGGTAACTTACCAACTACTATGTATCGTAACGTTTCTGACTTCGGTGCTGGTACTACTCTTAACATCAAAACTATTGGTGATGCACAGATTCAAGAAGTTTCTTCTGAAACTCCATTGACTTACAATGCAATCGATACTGGTAACGTGACTCTAACTATTACTGATTACATCGGTGATGCATGGTCTGTTACTGATGACCTTCGTGAAGACGGTGCTCAGATCGAATCTCTAATGGCTGAACGTGCTGCTAAAGCAACTCAAGCTATTAACGATTACTTTGAAACTCGTTTCCTAGCAACTTGTAACGCTGCTCAAACTCCTGCTGATGCGAACAACATCAACGGTTTTGCTCACCGTCTAGCTGCTTCTGGTACTAACGACACTATCGTTGAGAACGATCTTATCGATCTAGCGTTAGCATTCGACGAAGCGAACGTACCTGTACAAGGTCGTATCGGTATCGTATCTCCATCTGTACGTGCTACCTTCCAGAAATTGGTTGTGTTAAACGGTCAGGTAGATATGAACCCAACTAACCAAGCCCTTATGGAGCAAGGTTTTGATCGTAATCACCAGTTCGTATTAAGCATCCACGGTTGGAACCTATGGGTTTCTAACAAGCTTGCTGATATCGCATCTGAAACTATCGGCGGTAACACTGTTACTAACGGTAAAGCGAACATCTTTATGTGTGTAGCTGATGACCAAACTAAACCAGTAATGGTTGCATGGCGTCGTATGCCTAAAGTTGAAGGCGAACGCAACAAAGATTTACAACGTGACGAATTCATCACTACCGCTCGTTTCGGTATGGGTGCTCAACGTGTTGATACATTGGGTGTTATCGTAGCATCTGCATCTGCAACTGCATAATAGGAGATTGAATTATGTCATTTGAAAGCTTAACTGGTTTAAACGTACCTACATTTTACGGCCCACGTACTGCCCTTGAAGGCATGGGTGGCCACATTAAAACTGAAGGCGCTAAGAAACAAGCCGTACTAGAATTCTCTGGTACTAACATTAACGATGGCGTTATGGATTCTAAAGTAATCCTACCTGCTAACTGTTTAGTAGTTGCTGCATATGTAGACGTTGAAGAAGCGGCTGCAATGGGCGGTACTACTCCGACTATCTTAGTTGGTACTAACGGTTCTGAAGTGACTAACGGTTTCGTTATCTCTGAAGCTCAAGGTGAAGCAGCAGGCGTTTATGACGTTTCTGGTACTTTAACTGGTACCTTCGCTGCCGGTCTATTGACTGACACAGAAGTATCTGTAACTCTAGGTGGTACTACCCCTACAATTACTGATGCTGGTCGTTACAAAGTTGTTATTGAATACGTTCAAGTAACTAAGTAACATGGGATGGGGCTTCGGCCCCTTTCTTTTCTTTCCTAATGGAGGTTGTAAATGGCTAAGCTAACAGTACTTGCTATGGTACAGGACATCTTGAATGAGACAGGAAGTGATCCAGTCAATTCAATTAATGATACACCTGAAGCTTTACAAGTAGCTCAGATAATTAAGACGACTTATTATAACTTAGTTGCGAATCGTAATTGGCCACAAGAGAAGCGTAGCTTCGTACCTGATAATGTTTCAGATACTGATAGACCTACACATCTTAAGTTACCTTCTGCATGTAAAGAGTTAGTAAGTTTGTTCTATGATCAGAAGCGTGGTGCTAGTGATCGTAAACAATTACAAGCTGTGACTTATCTAAGTCCAGAAGAATTCTTAGATCGTTCTAATACACTGAACGAAACTAAAACTAATGTAGACCTTGTTGTAGATTTTGGAGGAGTTACGTTTAAGATACGTAATGATATCCCGCCTACTTGGTGGACATCCTTTGATGATGAGTACTTAGTATTCAACTCATATGACTCCACAGTGGAAGCCACTGTACAGAACAGCAACTCACAAGCGACTGGATACTTTGAAGAAGTCTTCACTCTATCAGATACGTTTGTACCTACACTACCTACCGATGCATTCGCCTCTCTATTGAATGAAGCTAAGGCGTCTGCCTTCTTAACACTACGTCAGGAGATTAATCCTAGAGTAGAACGAGAAGCACAGAGACAACGTACGTGGTTATCACGTAAAGCTTTCACCGCCCATGGTGGTGTAAAGTACCCTAACTATGGCCGTAAAGGTTCACATAGTAATCCGTTATTTGACAAGACTTAAGGAATGACCAATGCCTAAAACAATTAAAGAAGAATCAGTAGCACGTGAGTTAGATATACGTAAGTGTGATAGCTATGGTAACTACGAGATCTATCTACAAGGTGGTGGTGCAATCCCTGCTGAACTACGTGGTATCTTCACAGGACCTACACCGGCAGCTAACCGCTTAGCAGCTTACAGGGTTACTCAGGGTATCGCTGATGAAGCTAAGATGTTGAAAGAAGAAATCAAATCTATCAGTAAGCTAGATCATACTTACGACGAGGTATAACACATGTCTAAGCAGGATATTAATCAAGAGTTCAACACGTTTGTAGGCGGTATCCTGACTGAGGCTAACCCTATTAACTACCCAGTTGGCTA